TATCACTTCATGATAAACGCAAACGACCAGATGGTGTTAATATCTGATCAAACAAAGGTTCCCAACTGTATGGAGGGAACGGGTACAGTTCCTGAGCTTAGGCTTGCTCAGGTGCATGCGGTGACTCATCAGAGCGCCGTTATCACATCACCCAGTTCGCAAATCAATGCGTCTGGATTGGAATCGTCAAGATCCTCTAAAAGTGACTCCGGGCTTCCCATTGCGGAAGACGAGATCTCCAACCATTCTATTGCTCATCGTAAATCCGGTGAGAGTGTAGAAGTGGCGAAGGTGGACGAGCCCTCATGGCTCAAGGTCCATACGACTATCGTAAAGTCGTGGTATGGAGAGTGTGGTAGTACTGCTACAATCATGGATATAGTGAGTTACGATCCTACTATCCATGAGGCTAAGACCTTTCTAAAGGTAAGATCGGTTGGAAGTCAAAGATGGCTCCAACTTAACAGTGTGTACAGCGTAGGATTACTGAAACCTCAGTATCAGTCCCTATGGCGCGTGACTATTGATCTCTTTAGAACTATCATCATATTTGGTTTCCAAATAGAGAAATCTCAGCTTCGAGCGATGATGCTTAAACATTGGGTTAATTGGACCGTGGAATGTCTAGATCTTAAGGTATTAAAAGTACTACAAGACGAGAACTTCATCATTTCATCTTGGATGAAATTGGTGAAGTATCGTCTAGCTGCTTTTGCTGCCTGGGCAAAAGACTCAGACGTCCTGCCAGTTAGCCCTTTCTCAGATTCTGTGAAGGCCAATCCGTCTCTTTTAATCAATAGAGAGTTTCGCACATTCCTATTGAAAGTGAAGAAACAGGATGGACTGGACTGGAGGGCCTATTATATGTCTCTAGTTGACAGTCTGGCAAGGGGGGTGAAGAAGGGTGCAGATAGATCATCTGAGGATGACTGTACTGTGTCTTGTTTAGAGACCTTCTCACTCTTCACCACAGAAAAAGAGAAGCCTACATATCTTAACCTTGCCCAGGAAGATATGGAGAGAGAAATTATTCGGAGTGTTGATGAGATCCTTGAAGGTGCAACCTTCGAGCCTCATTGGCATTCCTGCCCCAGTTTCTCCTCGTGCGTGGAAAACACCCTACATAAAGGTGGCCACGTAAAGGTTGTTAAGCAATTTGTTCCAGCCTACCCACGTAGTCCTGTTATAAAGAAACGATATGGGATGCTTCGAGATGCATTTCCAATCGATCATTTCAACGACACGGATGAATTCGACCCCGTCTGTCTGAGACCGTTGCCAACGGTCGATCAGGACAGGATTAAGGGAATTCAGAAAGTAGGTGAATGTCAGTCTGTATCCTATCTGGAGTTTTCTACAAACCCGGATAATCTTGGAACGGATTTAGACATGGAAGAATTATTCCAGAAGTGTTTAGAAACCCCGTCTGTAATCAAACCTGTTGGTCTTAAAGAGGCCCTCAAGGTTCGAGGCATAACTACGACAGCAGCTTTGGAGACTTGGTTATTGAAACCCCTTCAAGCATTTCTGTCAAAGACATTATTAAAATTTCAGTGCTTCGCAGTTACAGGGACACCTCTCACTCCAGCGCATCTAGAAAGCGTTTTCAAACGTATTCAAGATGATGAGTGGTTTGTGTCTGGCGATTATGACAACGCCACAAATATGATGATTAGTTCCTACACCAGAGTTTGTATAACTCGAATTTGTGAAAGACTAGGGCTCTCTGAGGCCTTCAGTCAAGTCGCAATTCGATCACTCTGTGATAATGTAGTCGAATACTCATTCAAGAGAGACGGCAGAACGATTAGCGTGTCTGCTCCACAGAAAGAGGCCCAACCTATGGGTAAGATTCTTTCTTTCACGGTACTATGTATAATCAACTTCGCAGTTTGTCGCAAAGCTGTTGAGATAGATACTTCCCGGATCCACAAAATAAGTGCATTTCCCGGCCTGATTAATGGTGACGACTGTTGCTTTCCCATAAAGGAATTTCAACATTGGGTCGGCTGTTCATCGATGGTTGGTTTATTCAACTCCATAGGAAAGACATTTAAGTCAAAAGATTTCATAGAAATGAATTCTCGAACTTTCCTTGTCCATGGAGGACAGAAATACGCCTATCACAGAGAAGGCCTTCAAATGAGAGAAGTTAGTTTTATCAACTTCGGGCTCATGAAGGGCCTTGTGAGATCGGAAGGTGGGGACAAAATTGAAAAGAACGCGGAGATGAGGCAATTAGCTTCATCAGTACCTCGAATGGGGTGGTGTCATCGAGAGCTTTTAAAAGGCTTTGATGTATACTACACTGAGTTGGACTATCTGTTTAAACGGTATCATAATAAATATCTATTGGCAGACCTTCTTCGAGGTATACCCTACTACATTCCCTACTGGCTTGGTGGCTTAGGACTAGATCCTGGGCCTCATCCTGAAAAACAGATAACCTGGATTCAGCGACAACAAGCAAAAATTATCTATCAAAATATAGAGAAACCTAACAAACGACCTGTGTCTGTTTGCTTGTCAAAAACGTGTTTAATCGACGATTTGATAACGAAAGCGACGACCGAATGGTGTAAGGAGTACGACGTGCCCTATGAGATCCCTAACTTCCAAAGGTTGGAGTTGGAGAATGGGCGTGACTCATTAGATTTGGAGAAAGCCAATCGTGATGTCTACGGCGACCTAGTTGAATACATATGGCGAACACGCCCACTAGATCAATTCTTTTCAGAGATTGATGATGATTTTGTTGAAGTAAGCGTAAAGCTTGCGCGAAATAAGATATTGAAGAATTCAAATCTTTGGCGCAAGGCTTTCGATCAGGTTATACTCGATAATCCTGATACTCTTCAATGGTACAAAATCTGGCATCAGAAACAAAAGAAGGTCTTAGCCATTGTCCCTTTTAATGCAGTTCGAGAATCTCTATTTGAGAGATCTCAACTGTTGGCCTAGTCAGCCACTATCATTTTGTTAGACCTGAGCGTTTTGAGTAGAAGCTTAGGAGATAGATGTTGAATATGGGACAGTGTGTCATATACGGTAAAAAGTTAAACAACACCGACTACTCCTCGTAGATTAGAGAGG